GAGAACTACATAGCTTACAAGGCATCTCAAACTCTTTGACAGAGTCTACCCCGGCTAGCTTAGTTGGATAGTCAGCAACAAGGGCAAGCTCTCCATGTTCCTTTTCAAATTCTTCTATAGCTACAACTTGAGTCATAGCTTGGTCATAGTCCTCTTCATTGTATGGATAAGAACCAAACAAAAAATCCCTACAACGTAGGCAACAAATAAAAATCATTATCTTTTCCTGTATTTATAATTGTTAGTAAAGTGTAGGATTGAACAATCCCTACAAGAGCAAAATATCATAAAACAATGTAATACACAACTATTATTTATATTATTTTGTCTGAACATAGACAGCGTGGGCATTATATAAGACAAAATAAAATGTCTTATCTTTGAACCACCAGCAACAAAAGAACAACAAATAAGACAAACAAGCTATCATCTCATCACTATATCAATGAAGGTAGCTTCCTTTATAGGACCTACTCTCCACACTACCCGATAGACCTATCCTATCCGGAAAAATATATTTTTTGGAAAGGGGTAATATCATTAATTCTCTTCTTTTCCCCAAATAACAGAGGAAAAATAGAGAAGAACCCCGCGCAGAGAGAGGAATAGAGAAAGCGAGGGAGGGGGGACCCCAAGTAGCCGATAGTCTCCCTACTCATACTACCCCCTAAAAATGTGCTGGTAATTTTTTAGAGTACCTTTAATTTGACACTCAAGCAGTAGTTGACTATTCTTAGACAAAGGAGTAAAAGTATGAAGTTTGGAGAATGGGTATACAAAGAGCTTGCTGAGATAAAGAAATCGGTGAACTGGTTGGCTGGTAGATGTGGTAAGAGTCACAGTGCTTTTTTGGATTACAAGAAGACAGATAGAGAACCACCAGCAACAGTAGTATTTCTTGCGGTACGTATTATTGCAAAGGAGAAGGGATGTGCAGCGGAGTCTCTTTTATTGAAGGTTGGTAGAGAATGTTATGATATTGGTGATGCATGAAAGAGAAGTTGTTTGAGAAGGACCAGTTGTTAGCTGTGATGTACAAGATAGCATCTAAGTTAAGTCAGGACAGTAGACGTAGTATCTCTGAATGTGTTGAGGCATATTGTACAGAGAAGCAGATTGTGTTGGCTCGTGGCAATGGGTCTTGGATAGTGAATGGGGTACCGGATTGGCAGTATGTAAAAGAAGAAGATGCCGATGAAGTATTGGTGGAGTTGTTTCGGGAGTTGTTTACATTGAAGACGTTGATGCCGATATTGGTGTCGAATGAAGCTCTGTACCAACCATTTCTTGAAGATGAGGCGTATGAGTTGTACTACACAGATTTAGAAACAGAGAGTGAAGAGTAATGGTTGAATTAAGTTTAGATCAAATGTATGAAGCGAAAAAGTTAACTTTTGTTTTTTCTTTTTTATGTAACGTTGGCACTTCCTCTTCAAAGGCAAAAGAACTTTTTCAAGAGAGTTTTTCAGTAAGGTTTTTGGAAAGATTTATTCAGTTAAAATACAGAACATCAAACAGTGTACATATAGAAGTGTGCGAACATTGGATTAATAATCTTATAAATTGGAAAAATGTTGTATGTCCACAAACTAAAACGAGAAAGGAAAAATGGAAAGTATGTATTGAAGCTGAGTTCTTAGTTTACTACGTTCAGAGTGAAGAGTAATGAGGTTAGATCCAATGTTTTCATATTATGGATCGAAGTGGCGTTTATCGCCAAAGTATCCTGCTCCGAAGTACACAACAATAATCGAACCGTTTGCTGGAAGTGCGTGCTATTCTCTTCTTTATGGAAAAAGAAATCTTTTTTCTCTTGATGTAGAGTTGTACGATATTAATGAAAAGATTTGTTTGTTATGGGAATACTTAATTTCTGTAACTGAATCAGAAATATTACAACTGCCAATATTACAGCCAAATGAAAAAATACCAAATAGCTTACCAATTGAGGCTCAATATTTAATTGGGTTTTGGTGTACCAAAGGAACAACTAGTCCAGGATATAAAATGGCTGCAACTCAAAGAACAGATCTTGGTCACTGGTCAACATCTATTCGAAAAAGAATTGCATCTCAATTACAATACATTAGGCATTGGAGCATTAATCATTTGTGCTACAAAAAAATAAAAAACAAGAAAGCTACTTGGTTTGTTGATCCACCGTATTTTTTAGGAGGAGATAGATATACATATTCTAATATTGACTATAATTTCCTTGGGCAATGGTGCAAGTCAAGACAGGGACATGTGATTGTCTGTGAAAATAACAAAGCAAAATGGTTGGATTTTTCTGTTCTTCATTCCACAAAAGGATTTCGAAAAAATACAACAGAAGTATATTGGGAAAAATATGATTAAGATCGGTAGCTTGTTTGCTGGTATTGGTGGCTTTGAGCTAGGCTTGGAGCGAGCGATACCTAATAGTAAAACAATTTGGCAGGTTGAGCAGGATGCGTTTTGTCAGAAAATCTTGCAAAAGCATTGGCCTGATGCCAAGATATATGATGATGTTGTTGGTGTTGGTGCTCATAATTTAGAATTAGTAGATATATTGTGTGGTGGATTTCCGTGTCAGGGGATTTCAAATGCAGGTAAGAAAAAGGGATTGAAAGATGAACGGTCGGGTCTTTGGTGGGAAATGCTCAGAGTTATTAGCGAATTACAACCTAGGGTCGTTGTCTTGGAGAACGTCGCAGCGCTCTTTATTCGGGGGATACCAGAAGTTCTCGGGTCGTTGGCCGAGAACGGGTATGATGCAGAGTGGACAATTGTTTCTGCTGCTGAATGTGGAGCGCCGCACAGAAGAGACCGAGTCTTTATTGTTGCCTACCCCATGTGCAGCTCAGATACAATCACCAGAAAGAAGACAACGAGCGATAGAATTAGCACAACAAAATCTACCACTGTATACCCGGCGAACCGTAGAAGGGAAGAAGATACCCAATGCTCGGAACTTCAGTGTACTAGATGCACTAGTTTATTACAGCAATCTACCAACACCAACAAAAACAGATGTGGACAAACATTCAACGGGAGGATTGATCAGAAGACTAACTTATCCAGAAGGGCAACAAGTATACAGCAAGGGAGATCACAGAAACAAATCAGAAAGCAATCTAACTATTGGAGAACGCCCGCTCCTCAACCCACAATTCGTAGAACACATGATGGGTTTCCCAATCGGATGGACCAGCTTAGAGCACTTGGAAACGCCATCGTGCCCCAATGCTCAGAATGGGTCGGAAGAAAAATAATGGAGTCAGGACTATTATGCGATTGATTATCTCAGGAGACAGAAAGATACCGATGAAGAAGAACCTTATGCGGGTCAAAGCCAATCGAGTATACAAGCCAAAAGAAGTAAAAGATTTTGAAACGTGGCTTGCCTGGAAAGCAGCTGCAGCAATGAAGGAACAAGGATGGCGAAAGACAGACCAAAATGTTTCTCTTGGGCTATACATTACCTTTGGAGACAAACGGAAAAGAGATCTCCAGAATTGTTTTGCTTCGGTGTGTGATGCGCTCAACAATATCGTTTATGTTGACGATTGCCAGATTGTTTCGTTAAACGGAACCAAGGAATACAAGAAAGATGAATGGTCATTCAGTTTGGAAATAGAGGTACACGATGAACCTTCCAGATGAAGTTCAAAAAGAACTCGATGCAGTATTGTCTCAACCAGAAAAGTTTATTAAACTTCTCAAGATACAGGACAAATACTCTGGAAAACTGGTCAACTTTAGTCCGAATGGAGAGCAGAAACAACTGTTAAAAAAGTTAGAGAAGCACAAAAAGATAATTATCTTGAAGCCTCGACAGATTGGTGTTTCTACTTTGCTGAGAGCTTACGCATTGTGGAAGACATACATTACCAAAGACCCTTTGAAGTTTGGTGTTATCTCCTTTCATCAACGGTCTGCAAAGAACTTGAGACGAATGGACAAGGTGATGCATGATAGCTTGCCTTATATTTTGCACAAACCATTGGCCTTGGACAACGCAACAACAATGAGTTTTGAAGAAAGCGGCGCAGAACTTTCCTCGTTTACTGCTGGTTCGAAAGGTGGAACTAGGTCCTTTATGCTTAGTAGTGTACACCTTTCAGAGTTTGCATTCTACGATGACCCACAAGAGATGTTGGCTCAGATTGTGGCCACGGTTGGAACGGGACAGATTATCATCGAAAGTACACCAAATCAACCAGCAGATACCTTTCACCGATTGATTATGGGTGCTCCGGAAAATGGATGGCACTTGGTTACCTATTGGTGGTGGGAGCATAGCCATTATCGGCAAGAAGCTCCAAAAGATTTTGAACCAACAGAACTCGAACGGCATCTCATAAAACAATATGGTGTAGACAATGACCAACTTTACTGGAGACGTA